GCGGGTTATCGCTAAATCCGTAAAGGCCGTTAACCTCTGTTACTATAAAGTCGGTAAAGTAAGCATTGGCGTCGTCGGTTGAAACAACGCCCGCAACGTACATCTTGTATTTTCCGGCAGGTACGGTAACAACCGTGTATAGTTTTTGCCACTCGTTAGCGACTGTTATGCCACTGATACTTACGTCATTGCCCTTTGCGCTTGAGTCATCTATTGCAAATGAGACGTTTAGGCTCGCGCCACTAATGTTCTCCGCTTTTACCCTTGCTGACACCCAATACTTTTTGCCAGGAGATACGGAAATACCATCGGTTAGAATAAATTTCGCAGTAGACGCAGGGGCGAGGTTAAACGTTCCAATTATTGAACCCCGATTGCTTGTTACCGGGTACTGATATTGGCTATCGATAAGGTCGTATTGCGAGTCGTAGACGCCATAAACGTTCCAGGAAACTGGATCTGACGATGGGTCAGCATAGCCGGTGTAAAGCTTGTATGATTCAATATGCTGGTTGCTGTCGTACTCAAGATAGACACTAGGCTTTACCGTTTCATTAATTTTTGCACTTGACCAGTACGATGCTGGATCGTTATCATTTATTGTTGAGGCCTCTGGGTCTATGTACTCGTCATGGATTGAGTCTGCAGCCAGTCTTGATCCGCCAACAATTATTTGAATTTCTGAGAGTGAGACGGCGTTGCTTTTTGACGATCGTGCGGAAATTGGCTCAAACTTAATTTCTTTCCACGGCCTTCTTGCGCCCCTGCTGTGTATCGTATAGCCAGTGTCGTAGGGTCCGGTATCCCCGGCTCTGTCTATAATAAATCCGGCATCAAGCGTCCAGCCAGAGCTAGAGGCAAGGCCAGATGTTGACTCAAAGATTGGATTTCCAACTATGTTTTGAATTTTCCTCTTTTTATATCTTATGTTTTTATACGGGTCAACCCAATACTGACCGTTTGTCTTTTTTGTGATTTCGTCTATTGCCGAACGTATTGTTCTCCCGTTTATTTCAACTATAAACTTTCCAGTTGAAAGCTCTTGTTTCTTTCTAAACTCGCCCTGGCGAACTTCAATCGCAGAAGTGTTTCCGGCAACTGTTGGGACAGCCTCAAAGTAACCGCCGTAAGGAGCATTGTCCCCAAAGAAAGTTACGGCATTTGTTTCTACGACTCGATACTGGCCGTCTATGTCATTGTTATTGGTTCCAGCAATGTTAATGACGTCAGTTACGCCAACTTTGGTGTTAATTGTGGCGGTGACGGACCTTTGTGGGATTTCCTGTGTACCAGGCCATTTTGCGTACAGGGTCGACTCGTTTGGCGTTTCGATTACGACGTAGCCATCTCGGAGGAAGATGTTGCCCGTCACGCCGTTTATTGCGACTACTGATGCGTAGCTTGTGCTGTAGGTAATAGTTGTGGGACTTGGGACGGTGGCAACAACCTGGTACCCAGAAAACTCTTCGTATTTTGTTCCAGAAAGTATAGAAACGTTAACTCTTTGGTTTACTTCTATACCGTGCTCTTCTGATGTCGTCATTGTTACTACGCCAGCAACGCTCCTCTCAACCTGCGTAACGCCAATAGCCGTAGTCGCATCTGCGCCAGACTCAAACTCCACAGACCAAGTTGGCGAATTAGGGAACGATGTTTTTAGAATGCTTGCTGTGCCGTCTGGAATTTTGTAAGTAAATGTTTGAGGTGAGGTTCCTGACGGCTGAGCTGCAACCACGGTCCATTTTCCATCAAACTCTGGCCCAGATCCGGAGATTGTAATGCGGTCGCCAACCAGAACATTGTGCGAAGAAGTTGTTACCGTTACAAGCTCTTTAGCCTGAGATACAGAAGTAATAATTCCGTTTTTTATGGTCCCGTATACCTTAACGGAATCACCAACGGCGATACCATTTCTTTGGCTTATTTTGCTTATGTTGTGCGGCAAAACGTTGGCGTATTCAATTTTTATTCTTGTGCTTGCTGCCTTTGTTTGCGCTGGAGTTTTGTCGTCTCTTACCGAATTCTCGTTAACGTATGCTACGTATGCCTCGCCGTTAGACCGCATGTTTGGCGAGAGTGCTATTTCAAATGAACCGTTATTTTCCCCTGAGGCAATTGAGAGCGAACCCCCAGATGTATATGTCGAGCCGCTGGTAATCAACTCTTCGTCCCTTACTGTAAACACATTTGCCGAGTTATTAATTACTTCTTTATCTGTTATGTTGAAATCAGATGGTGTGATTCCAGTAATAGTAATTCTGTTGCCGTTTATTATTCCGTGCGCAGTGCTTGTGTAGGTGACAGTTGGGACCCTCTCGGCGTACCCTGCGTTGGTAGACGCAATCGAAGTTATGCCAACCTGGTCTGTAGTTCTGGCAACCTTAAAAGAGTCATAGTATTCACGGGAGGAAGCGGCACCGCTAAACGGGGAGCCCACAGAAGTTAAGGTAACAAAGGTTGTGCCGGTGACATACTTTACTTGGTGCTGCTGCGATGACGCGTTAATGTTGTGGCTTGTCGTTCCAGTTACTTTTGGGTAATCGCCAATCTTAAACGGATGGGTGACTGAGGTTGTATAGGTGTTTGTCCGTATTCTAGTGATTACGCCTATCCGGTCCGTCGACAGCGCCGGGCTTGCGGAGTTTGCCGATACTCCAGTTACGGTAATTGCGTTCTTTATTCTTTCTACGTAGGCAACACCGCCCGCAGTGTATGTCCCCTGGGCAGAAGAGGCGATAACAAAAACATCCCCCGCGCCGTTGTTGGCCCTCTTGGAGGGCGGTCCAAAAGTCTCTACTGCAACGATTGTCTGGTCGGTAAGGTTGAAGACATCGGCAGCAGACGATGAGATGGACTCAGTCGTAACGACATCCCCAACGTTAAAGGCATTTGCAGCCGTTGTCCTAAATTTAACAACTGGGATTCTTGTCACGGTTGCGCCAGATGCGCTTATCGCAGTGCCAGCTTTTGCGGCTATTATTGCCGGAATTTCTATCGTTACGTAGTTCCTTGGGTTTCTCGCAATGCCGCCGCTACTTGTCCCGGTGGCTGATTTAATTATTGTAAAAGTGTTTCCGGTTGCCGATCGCAAGGGAACGCCAGAGGAGTTAAACGAAGAGTCGGTTACCCCGGAAATTGTTACTATTTCGTTGGCGGCAAATCCATGGTCTGAAGCTGTTGTGTATTTGCAGGTCCCAACCTTGACAATAGTTTCTGTATGGAATAGTGGCCAGTCAATATTTTTAAAGTTGTTTTTCTTTGGGAAACCTTTAAACGCGTATGGAACCTCAATATACGGGCGAGCCGTTCCATCAAGGGTATCAGTGCCAGCCTTAACAACAACTTCCGGCTTAGAGATGTTAAAAATTTGGCTCTTGCTAACATCTGCAGTTATCCCAGAGATTGTAATTATATCCCCTGCGCTAATTCCCGTGGTTGTCCCAACGTCAAACCAATACTTTACCGTGAATGCCGAAGAGTAGGGCATAAGAGAATAGCCACCGTCAGACGGCTTATATTTAAATTCGGCGGTCGTCATTGCAAATACCTTGTTTTCAGTTGCTGTAACCTGCGGGCTTGCGACGACGCTAGTGATCGCCCTGTCCTCTTGGGCAATCGCCGAAACTCTTGCGTATCCGGTGTTTATGCTAGCCGTTGTTGCCCCAGATACGCTCACGTAGTCCCCGATGGCGAAACCGGCATTATTCTGGTCGTAGCCCATTTGAATTGTGCTCATTTTTATAACTTTGGGCTTTGTTGCAAGGGTCACTTCAACAACTTTTGCCGAATCGAAGCTTGTCGCTGATGCCGATGTTGTATTAGCTTGGGTTACACCACTAATCGTTTTGTTTTGGCTGGTAACCGCAGCAGAAATTCTTGCAAAATCAGAGTTCCAAACGGACGGAGAGGCAGATGAAATTGATACAAAATCACCCAGGGCAAAGCCTGGCGCAGCGTCGTCGTAGTAGTATGTAACAGATCCGTCGCTATTTGGCACTGCGCTTGTGATGTAGCTTGCGCTAATGGTTGTTGGCGCTGCAGATACGGCAGAAACCGCATAAGATTTATTAATATCGTAAACTTTTTTGGGCAGAATTGTGCTTGAATCTTTATCCCCGAAGTTAAATGCTGCTGGTGTTGCGTTAATAACCTTTATGAAATCCCCAGAGGTAAATGGGATGGCCCCGTTAACAATGTAAGTTATTTCGGAAGTGCCGATCTTTACCTCTCGGATTGCTGAGGTGCTTACATAGCTAGCTGCTGCAGTAGCGCCAGTAATAGCCTTTGACTCCCTGTCCTCGCCAGTAATTACCCACTGATCGCCCTTCTGTATGGCAACGCCAGGCCAGACGTAGCCGTCCGAAACGTCTGTTTTTGATTTTACGAGGTCGTATTCAATTCCGACTTTAATTGTAGAAATGTTTGTTTTGATTGTGCTATCAATTGGCTCCACGGTAATTTTGCCGATTACGCCATCTGCGGTAATCCCGGAAACTTTGTATCTGCCCCTTATGTCTACAACTTTTCTATTGGAGGCGGTTGCGCTGACTGTGGTGTAGGCAAAGCCAGCAATGGCGCAGAATGTGCCGATTTTTGCATTTATTGATTTACCTTCTTGTATTTTTATTTCAAGGGAGCCGCTGGCTATTCTTTTGACCTTATCAACAATCACTAGCATGTCGGAATCAGCCCCGTCAAGCCTTATGTCTCCAGCCCTGCCGGTATTCGGCTCAATGAAAGCAAGGGTCAATCCAGGAGTTTCTAAATTTACCCCAAGATCTGTTCTCTCTGCGTCGGTTATAGTTGTGACTGGCTGAATTCTTTTTACTGCGTAGTAATACCCATCAGATGGGGTGGCCTCAATCGTGGCAAAGGCCTGGGCTGCTGTCTCTACGTAGATACGGTCAGATCCGCTCTTCCGCTCAATGCGCTCAATATCTCGGGCCTCTCCGTATTCGTTGTAGACCGGGCTAAACAGGATGTCTGAGGCGCTTTCGATGTAGTCGTGTCGCGCAATGGCAGTTTCCTGCGCGTAGACGGTACCAGCAGCCGCAGAAACAGTGGCAGGGAAGCTTGCAATAACGAAGGCGGTTGTGCTTATCGTATTCGTAATGGAGCCATCAAAGTCAAATGTCCCCTGCGCGCCGTCTGGGCCAACAGTTCCAGTGATTATGACCCTTTCGCCAACCGCAAAGTCCGTTGTCGCATCCGTGGTGATAATCGAGCTAACAACCGATGACGTGTACGACCCAAGGCCGGTCTTCTGAATCTGAGACACCTTGTAGTACAGCGGGTTTATGTCCGGAGCGTCTGTGCCGCCCTCAATGTTTCTAGCAAGGTTTCTATAGTCAAAAAGCGACGGGGTGGCAACGCCAGAGTAGGCATTCGGGACTATGTTGCCAAGGATGACGTCGGTATCCTTTGAAGCGTAGGGGATTGCGTACCTATTAACGACCCATTCGTCCAGGAGCTGCGTGTAGTCTCCACCAGTGACCCTGGCTACTATGTATCCGCTCTCCTGCCCGTAATCAACGGCAGTGATAACGCCGCCGAACACACGCTCGGAGGTAGTTGATTCCTCAAGGTAAAACTCAGCCCGCACTGGGATCTGCAGGCGGTAGCCCTGGTCGGCAATCGCAGCGGCAAGTTTTGCGGTATCGTTTGCGCCGCTGTATTCAGACCAGTGCTTGTCGGTGTATGGGAGGATTGTGAAAATGCTAAAGCCGATTTCCGAGCTCATCCCGTCCGCGTCGCGTGACCAGGTGGCGTCTTCAAGTGCTACGCGGGAGGTAATGTCACTAAAGGCGTCAAGCGCCTGCGAGTGATCCTCAACTTTTATTTGTATATATACTTTTAGCGCCATTAACTGTAACCCAGTCTCCTCGCCATTCGCATCTGGGACTTATTGACAGCATCTACAATCTTGTCAATGTCCGAGTCTGAGCGAACCTGCGGGTTGTTAATTGTTACTGAAAGCTCAGCTTTTCCTCCTCCGCCCATATTATACGCCATCTTTGGCATCATTGCGGGGTTTCCGATGTTGAGCTTCTTAAACGTGTCGGTAAGCCTCTTGACGTAGAAGTTTGATATAACCTGGCCCGAGCCGTTGCCCATAGTGATCAACTCTGGGCCCTTTTCGCCAACAAGGTATTGACCGCGCGATGTCACCGGTCCGCCCTTTGCTCTTGGAACGGCGCTCATAAGGTCAACGCTAGAAAGCCACGTTGTCCACGCAAGCCAACCGGCGGACATCTTTGCCAGCGCCGCCTCTGAGTAGTCCCCAGCCTTTGGCAGGGAGGCGGTGAGTGCCTTTGCCTGGACATTGTACTCCTTATCCCGCTTATCCCTCAGGGACTTTGCTATTGGCTTGCCATCCTTTCCGTACATTGATTGGCGAAGCATCTCGTTAAATACCGAGCCTATCGATTCAAAGGCAGTGGACTTACCAACCCCAATTGCGGATTTCCGCTTCCTTTCCGCCTCCTGCTCGGCAATTGCCTTCATGTAATCTATTTCTTCTTGTGTTGGTGGATCGTCTGCCATGTCGTCCCCAAGCGTGTCTTCTATCGCTTTTACCTGCAAAAGTTTATTTCTATAGGCGTCAATGGCGGAAATTATCTTGGTAAATAGCGAACCAATCGTATTCGTTCCAGATGCGGCAATGGCCTGCGCGGTCGAAGGTATTGTTAGGCCAAAATTTTGGAACGCGGCGCTTAAAGCTGCAACTGCAGCAGCACCGGTTATTGTTCCCTCTTTAATTTTTGCCACAATATCGTCAATGTTTTCAAAAAACGCCATTTTTTCCTGCTCAAGGGCGTCCGTAACAATCTCTATTCTTATGTCAAAGATTGATTGAATACCAGCAATTGTGTTTTGCTGTTCGTCAAGAGCGAGCTTCTTTCTTTCAAACTCCGCGTCTTTGACCGTTTCGGTCATTGAAATCTCTGCTTCTCTTCTGGCAATCGCTGCTGCTATTGGGTCAACGTCCTCTCCGTACGCAGCTATTGCGGCGTCAGCGACGTTCTTCCTTGCGTCAAGGAGAGTTTTTTCAATTTGTATAACTCTATTCTTTTTCTCTTGGGCTTTAATTTCGTCTTCAAGTATTCCGTAAGTGGTGTTTATTCCGTCAACCCTTACTTGGATTGCATCAATTTCCGCGTCGCGCTGCTCTTCAAGTATCTTTGTTACATTTTCTATTCTGTCGGAAAATTGCTTTTCCGCAGCATTTCTTATCCTGCTGAGAATTCTGTCTACTATTGGATCAAGGGCGGCTTTTATCTTTTCTATAGCAGACTTTGCCTTCTCAAGCTTTGACTCTACTGTCTCGCTGTATATTTGACCAAGATCAACTTCGCCAGCAACAACTTTTATGTCAGCAAGAAGCTTTCTAACCGCAATAGTTCTTCCAAGGAATTCCCTTGCGCCAGTTATCGGGTTAGTGTAGAAACCCTCTATTGCGTCTGCGAATTTAGGATTGTAGAATCTCTTCGTGTCTTCGGCAACCTTGTCAGCTGCAGCTTGATTCGGAACAGTGCCAGTTTCAACCGCCTGATCTCTTGTTTGACCGGCAATTCCTTCAATTATTGTTTCAATTTGAGAGGCGTTAGCGGCCGTTTCTCCTTGTAGTCTAATCTCTTCAAGAACTCCGTTGACATCTGTTATGTATGCAAGTACGTCTCCATTTTGAAGCTTGTCTATGCTGACGCCAAATGCTTCTGCTCCGTCAGCGGCATCGCCAAATCCAATAGCCATCGTATTGGTTAGGTCAGTTATCGAGGGGATTATTTTTTCAATGTCACCGCTTGCAGAAATTCTCTTAACGGTTCCGGTGATCTGATCAAGATACCCCTTGTACCTATCACCAGAAAGCTTTGCCGCCTGCTCTTCAGACATTCCGGCGTCTATAAGCATTTGCTTGTACTCGTCTCGTATATTTCTAGCTTTATTAATTGCCTCAACAAATGCTGCCCTGGCCGTGTCGTCAAGATTTGCTATAATTTCATCAGTGTTGTCCCGCAGATCTCTTACCTGATCGGGGCTTATCCACTCGCCTGGCCCAATAGTCTTTAGCCCGCTGGCGCTTGCGACAATCGGGGTTCCGTCTGCGGCAACTTGCGTGGCCATGCTTGGATCAATAGACGTTCCCATTCCCCAATTTACGTCTTGTATCCTGGGGTCGTTTGACGTTTCGGTTTCTATGGCTTTCTTAATTAAGAAAATTGCTTCTGCTATCTCTTTTGCCTCTTCTGCCTCGTATCCCATTTCAATAAGCCTTGCAATTTCCTCGTTCATTTCCTTTACTTGCCTAATTGCTGCCTCGGTTGAATCCTCGGGGAACATGCTGTCAAAAAAGTCAATAACGCTGTTTATGCTTATGTCAATGAGGTCATCAAAGGCTTGAAAGAAATCTCCTAGTATGTTTGTAATGCCGCTAAGAATTGGCCCAACCAGGGGTATCTCTGAAATAAATCTTGCGACTGCCGCGGCGCCCTTTGCAAGCAATCCAATGCCCCTGCCGAGCATTCCGAAGAATGACCCAAAGAGCTCCCCGACTTTACCTATGTGCTTAATAAGGGTGAGCGCGGCAAAGGCAATAAGTGCAAACTTACCCGCGCTCATTCTTATCACTCCGGCAAGTTTAGATATGCCTTGTCCCAGCCCAGAAACAACTCCCTTTATTGTTGCTATAGCGCCTGATGTTTTTGCCGCTGGAGCTGCAACGGCCGCAGTTCCGGCGACCACGTCGTCTGCGGCCCCGGCTGCGGCCCCGGCTGCGGACTTCCCTCCTCCGCCAAGAATCTGCCTAATTCCACCTCCGGTTATTGCAACGCTTGACGCTGCCTCGCCAAGAGCAAGTTTCCTTACGGCTCCACCAGTGTTAAACGCTTGCGTTTGTGCGGCAACGGAGGCAATTTGTGCCCCGGTCGCTATCCCCGCAAGCGCCCGGGCTCCGCTTTGCACCAGACCGCCACCAAGTATTGATCCAATTATTCCAACGGCGCCACCGGTCTTTATGGCATTTGCCGCACCGGCAACCGCAAGCATTGAGGTGGCTAGGGCGTTCATTGAGGTAGTTGCTATCGAAAGGCCAGCAGCGCCAACCTTAAACGCAACAAAAGCGGCCAGCGCAACTGATAGCGCCCCAGGCATTCTAGAAAGAATGTTTAGTATTAAAGTTATAACATCGCTTATCGCTTTTATAGCGTCTACTATTACGGTTATTACCTTTGACCCAACGTTTGAAAGAACTTTTGCAAGTTCGGTAAATATCCTTGTAAGCGAAGGGCCAAGCTGCTTTTTTGCTTTCTTTATTGCATTACCGATCTCTATGAAAGCTTCTTTAATCTGTATGCCAGCAAGAGCCGTATTTTGCTCTTCTTCTGTTATGGTTTCTATAGAATCTCTAGTTATTGATCCCGTCTTAATGAATTTGTTCATCCCGCTTGTTACGGCACCCATTGCCATGACAATGGCGCCGAGGGCAATGACTATCGGATTTGCTGCGGCGACTGACTGGATTATCCTCATCGCTGCCACTGCGGCAATTGCCGCCTGCCCAAAGTCAGTCTTGAGTATTTCGAGAACAGATTTTATTCCGCCAATAAGGTTATCTTTTATGTATTCAACAAGTGTTTGCGCTCCAACTTGAATTTTTGCCATGGACTTTGTAAAGTTTCCAGAGGCGGTCATAATTGCAGAGATCATTTCTGCGAAGAATGATCCCACCTTAGGGAATGCCTCTGCCGCAGCGTTCCCGATAGGGGTTATTGCCTTTGCAATCCCTTCGGCAATTCTCTTTCCGCCAGCCTTCATCATAAACTGGCCAGCGTTGTAGAAGAAATTCCTAATGTGGTCGTATATTGGCTTGAACGAAACAGCAATCAAGTACTGGGACGTGTCCTGGACCGTGGAGATTGCGCCCTTCATGGTTCGGGCAAGCGCTTCCATTCCGCCCTGATAGGTCTTTTCCATGCCCTTGATGATGTAGCGGGCAGCAGCAGCACCATCAATGCTGCCACGCTTGGTCATGTTTCTAATCTTTTCTACCGGCTCGGTGGTGAGATCGTTAAAGATCTCTATGAGCTTATTGCTCTGGGAGCTCATGACCTTGTATACGCCCTGTCCCTTGTTCTTAACTATGTCTGTTACTACCTGATCAATCGTTTCTGTATTATATTTATAGAGGTTGCCGCTTTCCCCAACCATGACCCTTCCGGTCTTAATGAACTCTTCAATCAATCCCTTTGCAAGAATTTCATACCCAGCGATACCAGCGTTGGACAGCTGCATCATGTCGTTTTGATAGACACGGCCAGCCTGCTTCATTTGCCCAAGGGCGTAGGTGATTCTTCTTAGCTTGTCGTCTTCGCCACCAAGGGCCGCCACTGCGTCTCCGATACCCTGCAAGCTTGGAAGAATTTCCTTTGTCTCAAATCCGAACGCCTTCATGCGCTCTGCTGCTGTTACAAGCTCGCCAAATCGGAACGGGGTTACGTTTGCAAAGTCCTGGATTGCCTTGGTGAGGATGTTTGCCTTAATTGTTGCCTGGGTCGTATCCCCCATGAATGTGCCAAGTGCGCGCTGCTCATTGATGAAAAGCGTCTTAAACGCAATTGTTGACTCTTCTAGCTTCATGTTGAAGCCGATTAGTCCACCGGTAATCTGCTTGATTATTGAGCCAACTTGACCGATGACCTGTGCGGTCAGCAGGCTTTGAGTTATCTGCCCTATGCTGTTTTTAACGGCGCCCACAACACCACGGTCTGCGCCGCTTGCCGCCTGACCAAAGATCCCTGGCGACATGCCGCCACTTGATCCTCTTGGCCCACGAGCAAATCTGCCGCCAGAGGTTGTTCCCTTTGGCGGCTTTCCACTGCCGCCAGAGCTGCCAGCGGCAGCCTTGCCGCCAGCCTTTCCCGGACCAGACGGAGCTCCGCCAACTTTCTTTGCCGTAGCTGCGGCTTTTGCAATCTCGTGATCCATGCCCTTTTCTCGACGGTTAGCGTAATCAACAAGCTGCTTGCCCTTTATCCCGGCGCCTCGACCATCTTCAACAATTTGCTTAGCAGTTTGCGGGTCTACGCCGTTCTTAAGCAGGCTCTTGTACGCCTCACGGGAGGCACCGCCCCTGTATCCCTCAGCGGTTGCCAGGGCACCTCGTTGCTTATCCAGCGTCATTGTCTTTCTTGCCTTAGTCTTTGTGGCAGCAGCTGGCTTCTTTTCGGCTTTGGGCTCAGCCTTAGCCTTTGGGGCGGGGGCAGCTTTGGACTTAGGGGCAGCCTTGGACTTAGGCTTAGGCGCAGCCTTGGCCTTAGGCGCAGCCTTAGGCGCCGCCTTTGCCGCAGCCGCCTGCTCCTTGGCTGCCGCCTTTGCCTGGCTCTCCGCCTTGACTTGCTTCATTGCGGCCATAGGCTCCATGCCTTCATTATTTATTTTTGTGACGCGTCTTTCCTGCGCCGGAGTCATTGGCTCCTGCGCCTTTGCAAGAGCTATTGCCTGCCTCTTGCCGAATCCTACATCGAGGAAGCCCTGGTATAGCTGGCCAAGCCTGCTGTTCGGATCTGGCAAACCTGCCTTCCCGCCCTTTGCGGAAGATTCTTTCTTCGGTCCAGATTTTGATTGCTTTTCAGGCTTAGGCGCTGGCTCGGTAGGCGCTTTTTTCTTGACTGGCTTTTTTGGCGCTTGCTTCTTCTTTGGTGCTGCTTTTTCTGCTGGCTCTTGATCCGGTGGTGGTGTTGGGGCTTGATTCTTCTTGCCAATTGAATCTCCCCCGCCTTTCTTTTTTTGTTTTGTTGCATCGTCAACAGCCTTCTCTACAATTTTCTTTGGGTCCTCGACTGGAGCTTCAGGCTTTTTGGGCTCAGGGGCTTTTCCTGATTTTTCCTCTATTGCCCTTGCTGCAGCTGCATCTATTATCTTCTGACCGGCGGGGCTGTCTATTGTCCCGTCTTTTGCCATCTCAACTATACGCCCAAAGATATCTGTTCCTGGCTTATAGGTGCCGTCTTTAAGGATTGTTCCCGGTCCACCAGCTACGCCTATACTCCTGTAAGCGCTGAATTCACTTACGCCCTGGGACTGTATTGCAGCAACGTGCGATTGAATTTTTGAGGTAAGCGCGGATGTTTGATCTTTTGTTATTCCGATCCTAGGGTCACTTACCAATCCCTCAATTTTCTTAATCATGCCAGCGCCGTCGCCACCTTCTCTAAATTTCTGCGCCATTCTTTGAATTACCGACATGCCGCCTGACGAACCGCCGCCGACAGAATCACCAGATGAAGGTACTTTTCCTGCTCCCCTTGATTTCTTTGGTCCGCCGCCGTCTCCACCAGCTGGTGGCGCGGCTGGCGGGGCGACTTTCTCCTTTGGTGGGCGACCTCGGCGTTTCGGCGCGTCGGCGGACGCGGCTTGATCGGGAACTGCAGCACCTTTTTGCTGAGCAACCTTGCGTAGGCCTTCAGATATTTTCTTAAGCAGTTTCTTCTTTTTCGCGCTATCAGCTTTTTTGGGCTTGGGCTTAGGTTTTTCTGCTGGCTCTCCGCCCGCTTTTATTTGAGCTGGCGCATTCTTTCCTTCCAATTTATTTTTTATTTGATCTAGGTATTCATCTCTTGGCTTCCCGTTAATCGTTTCTGGTATTATCTTTGCGGCAAGTTCTCTATTGTTAACTATTTCTGAAAGAAGTTGACCCTGTGCGCTGGAAGGGTCTGCGGAGCGGCCTCGGCCACTAGGAAGGCCACTTGCAAATTGCTGCTGTAGTTCCGGCGTGGAAAAACCGGTTGTGGCCAAAGATTTTGCCTTTTCAACTATCTCGGCGCCGGTAAATCTCCCGCCTCGCGGTGCGTCGCCTGCTCTTGCAGCGGGCTCATCGGCAAAAAGAGCTTTTGCCATTTTTATTGCGCCTTTTTGCAATTTATCCACGCCACTCGTCCCGCGTTCTTGAGCAGCGGCTCGATCTTTGGCTGCTGTTGGATTTTTTGCATCTCTTGCTGCTTGCTTTGCCTCATCTGCTCTTATTGATGCCTGAACATCAGCAATAGTATTGGCGGCTTCTTGGATTCTAAATTTACCCTGCTCAGCAGCCTTGACTGGGTCAAAGTCTTTAATCCCAAGGCTTTCTGCAATCTTTGCCGCCCTTCGGGGGTTTGTAATTGCAATTTGCTGCAGCTTTGCATGGATATCAGATGCAGCATATCCCCTGCCTTCTGGAGTCTGTGCGCCCAAAGGAATTGGTCTTTTTTCTGGAGACTTTTCACCAAGTGATCCCGAACCAACTGCTCCCTGGCCAACGCCCCTCCCCTCCTCGTGCCTGGTAGGCTCTACTGAGCGTGAGGTTGGAAGAATCTTTGAAAGTTTTCCGGTCTCTGGAATTATGTCCGATTCTCCAGTGGGAGCTTTTCTTGCGCTACTGCCCTTTGCGCTACCAGCAGCTTCTTCAGCCGCCTTTTTATCCGCCTTCTCCGCAGCCTTTGCCTGCTTGGCAATTTCCTTTGGTGAAAGTTTCTTGCCTTCAGCATCTGCTTCATTTCCCTTTAAAAGCTCGGCTTCCTTAAGCCTTGCACCTGGGGTGTACGAAAGTATTGATCCCTCTTTATTTGGATCGTTCATGTAGGTAGATTGGCTTCGATCTATTATCGGGGATTGTGGGTCTTTGATAAAAGCATTTATGCTGCGAATTACCGCAGCTGCCCCGCCGCCAGAGGAGAAATCAGCCCTAAGATCCTTTGGGCTGACTGACTGGCCCCTGCTCATCCTGTCTTTAATTCTTTCATCTACAGCCGCCTGAATGTTTCTCCCTTGCGATCCCATAATTCCCTGGTTTCTTTCTCTGTCTCTGGGCTCTCCGGCGACTCGCTTCTTGCCCTGACTCCCACCCGCGGCCTCTTTTCCGTATAGGTCGGATATGGCGCGGTAGACCGCATCGATGCCAGCCTTCCTTGACTCGCGCGGGACATCGCCGATTTTAGGACGGCTGATAATAGGCTTTGGGGAGGGCGGTGGGGCAACAAACGGCTTTCTTGGCGTATCGTGCCCTTGGAGGACGCGCAGCCCTCGCATCTTGACAGTTCCGCCAACTTCTCTTGTTGCATAATTTGGCCTATAAACCGGCTTAAATCCCTTCCTGACTTTTTTATTTTTGTCATAGATTTTTTTTCGGTCTTCTTCCTTTGCGCGATCGTAGTAATTACCCTTGCTATCCCTGTATCCGACAACGCTTCCGGAAGTGGCGAATCTTTCTTTTCTCCCGCCAACTCTAATGGGCTGTATTACCTGGGCGCGGACTCTGGCGAGGCGCCTTCCGTCCTGAAGGTGTTTAGGTATGTTTCCGTCGCCGGGTCCCCTGACGTCGCTTGCTGGGATGATCTGCCTTGTCGAACCAGGGCTTGTCGTGCTGGGTCCCCTTATATTCGGATCTCTTCTTCGCAGCGGAGAGGCCCGACCGGCTTCTCCAACATAGCGCACTGACCCGCCAACTTGCTTTATGGTCGGTCTTGCTTTTTCCGCCATTCTTCTTGCATATGCGTCTTGCTGTTCCCTTACAGACGCAAGCCTTTTTCTCTCCGCAGCTGCCTCTGCGGCTGCTTCTGCTTTTCTTCTTGCGGAAACAGCAGAAGCGGTTGGGCCACGTACGCCAGCAGCTTTTTTAATTTTTTCTAAATCGGATATTGTTGTTGCGGGTAAGCCTATTGAGGAAACATATCCCCGTATTGCACGCACGCCGTAACCGCCAGTAACAATCCTTCTGACTTCTTTTTTCTGGGCTTCTGTTATTCTTGCGCCTTTTTTTGGTGCTATCGGTAGTCTAAATCCCTTCTCGCTATACGGCAGGCCAGCACCAGAAACTTCGCCAGGCTTTGATCCGAATCTGGCTCTTGGAACCCCCCCGCTGGCTTTGTACTCTGCTGATTTTTTAATATTTGGATCATTTTCATCAGTAGTGGTATACCTTACAATTCTCCCCTTGCCGCCAATTTTTCCTGTCGCGTGATAGACGTCCTTAAACGCGTGCGGAGATACTCTTTCTAGGTAAATTTTATCAACATCTGCTTGTGCCAAATTTATCCGTTTTGCAACCTGCTTTGCGGTTATTCCCCTGGATATTAAGATTTGCGCCTTCATCGCCGAGATTCTTGTTATTGGCTTTGGTGCCGATGGATCAGGCGCAGCTGCTTTGCTGACCTTCGGCTGCCTTGGAGTTTTTGGGGCTTTTGGCTGTTTTGGCGTTATTGCTTCAAGGTCTTTTTCAAGCTGCGCTTGCCGAGCATCAGCTGTTCTTTGCACCTCAGCCCGACGAAGAGCAGAAAGCATTTCTTCAATTCTTCTTGCATAGTTCGTAGCAGATTCCCCCGCCTTTGGGGGGAATTTCTTCATAAACGCAGCGGTTTCTGGCTTTTCTTTAAACTCTTTTGCCATTTATGCTTTTACCTTTTCCACTTTTGCCTTCTTTGCCTCTTCAAAACCTTGCTTGCGCAATTTTGCTTTTGTTTCTGGGGTTCCAAACATATTTGCAATCTCGGTAATCGACATTGATGGACCACCGGCGCTCGTGCTAGAGGACTTCTTTGATTGCTTCTTAGATTCTTTGTCTCGCTGCTCGACGTAGCGACCATAGGCGGAAAGTTGGGGTATGGTTATCTGCATAAACTGGCCTGGCGTATATCCGAACGACTCAGCATATGAAGCCATAATCACACCCCAATCAATTTCCGACCACTGTTCAGTACCC